TGGATACAAGCGACCTTTTAGAGTACTATATAGTGTAAGGAACCAATTATGGATAATCCTGTGAGTCAAGCGACCCCTTCAGGAAAAAAACGAGGAAGACCCTCAAAGGCATCATTAACGGAAGCCCGTAAGCAACCCGTTGGCAGACCAAGAGGGGATGCAAGCGCGATAGAGGAATTTAAGGCGAGGCTCATGGCATCTCCTAAATCCCGTAAGGTGTTAGATGCCATACTAGATGCGGCGCTAGATGATGAACATAAAAACCAAGCAGCAGCGTGGAAGTTGTTGGTCGATAGGATGCTTCCGATGTCCTACTTCGACAAAGATAAGGGTGGGTCTTCTCGTCCTTCTGTTAACATTACAATCTCCGGTGTGGGCGAATCAGTGTCCATTGCCGGTTCAGATGACATCGTGGATGTCGAGGAGTATAATCATGGCAACCCCTGAATTCAATAACAAGTTAGAAACAATTCTTAAAAGTTTTGAAGATACGAAGTTAAGTGGTTATGTTCCTACTAAAGCTAGTAGCGTTACTATTGGAACTGGTTTTGACGTAGGACAACATAGCGAAGAAGAGCTTAAAAGTTTTGGGTTTCCTCCGACATTAATAGCAAAACTAGCACCTTATACAAATAAAAAAAATAAAGCTAACGCTAAAAATTTAAAAATTACGGCTGAAGAAGCTGAGCTTGTAGATAAAGTTGTTTTAAATACTAAAGTAAAAGAATTTGAGAAAAACTTTGAAGCAATACACAATAGGCCAGTTACCTCTTTAGATGAAAATACACGACTAGCATTAGCCTCTGCCCATTTTAACATGGGGGCTAGTATGTTAAACCCAAAGAAAAACCCTTCAATGTATAAAGCATTGCAGAGTGGGGATAACAAGTTAATTCAACAACAGATAGCCAACTTCCATCAGGGAGGTTCTGGTCAGCCAATATCGCGCCGAGTAGTTGAAGCAGCTATAGCAGCAGGTGATGTAAATATAACGCCTGAATCTATTACTAGCATGAGAAATGCAATAGCTAAAGATAGCGCTTTACGGAACCAGCTTACATCAGATTTCAATAAAAACAGAACACAATTACAGCCTACTAGCGCAAGTCAAACTGACCCTAGTTACCAGCCTACACAACGTTTTGAACAGATAGCCCCTCTTGATAGGGTTATCCCCGGAGGTTTAGACCCTTCTGATGTAAGCGGTATTAAATCAATCCAAAGATCAGTAGGTGCTGTACCAGATGGTATATGGGGGCCGAAGTCACAAGCTGCTTACGATAGTGTAATAGAAAATCGAAATCAATTTGCACAACAAGACCCACGTAGAGTTGACTCAGCGCCACAAATGGCTCAAGCATCTACGGAATACGCCTCAATGGAAGACTTGTTAATGGATAGGGACTTGTTGGGTCGCTCTTTACTCGGATGAAAACCGCCACAATCCTAGTAGCGCTTTCTATTAGTATTTTGGCGGGATGTTCTGCTTTAAGCGCACTTGTGCCCGGCATGGGTGGTGGAACAAACGTCGCTGCCAACACTCAGGTGGGTAAAGAGAATAACCAGACTGGTGTCCAAGTCGGTGACGTAAAAGAAAACAAAGTTGAGGCACAACAAATTGGTAAACTGTCGCAATCGGAGACAGCTATCGATGCCGCCAACGTAACCATAAACAGCTTGCCTCCTTGGGCACTCCTGTTAATCATCTTAGGCTGGATTCTACCTAGTCCGATGGAAATATACAAAGGGCTGATAAACGCTATCAAGGGTAGTATAAGCTACACATTTGGCGGTATCTTCACCTTAATAAAACTGCTAAGGGGTAAGTGATGTTAAAAGTATTCTTGATTGTCTTTCTGGTTAATTCAGCGGGTGAAATGCAACTGTTGGGGCAACACCCAATAAAGACGATTGAAGAATGTGTCGCTCGTTCTAGCTATATAAACAGCCAACCAGAGAAGATTAACGCTGGTTGTTATTTCATGGAAGTTAAAAATGGCGTTTGAGAATCCACTATTACGACCAAGTGCAACCCGACAGGCGGCGTTGCAATACTTGTGGTCAGATGAGCCTGAGAGTGCAATACAAGCTGCTCCAGCACCCTCCTCCTCCTCGTCTATAGGTAACTTTTTTGGGGTGGGTGAAGCGTCCCCTTCAACAGGACAAGCAACACCAGCAGCAACAACAGCCCCTGTATCGGCAGAGGGTAGTGATAGTTCGTCAGGTATAGCTGTAGCCGAAGCAACCCCTTATGGTGGTCTTTTTGGTGGGTTACCTTCGTTGGCTGTAAATGCTATTAACATGGGAGTACCGGGCTTTGGGGCTATGTATGGGGCAGCTTCAGGGTATGCGGGGCAAACCTCAGCTAACAACCTAGGTACTGCAATGGACGCTTGGGGCGGTGACCCTAACGTAAGTGGCAGTCCGGCTCTAGCAGCTTTAGGCGGGGCTTTTGGTTATACCCCAGAAGGGTTAGAAAACGCGCAAGCATTTGCTGGTAACTTTGGTAACGAAGCTAATATGGCTGGTTACATGGCAGCAGCAGATTCTTCAACACCTATAGGTTCTCTTACACAAGCTATTGCCGCTACTCAGCTTGGACAAACCAACGAACAAATGACGCCAGATCAATATGGTCAGTTGGGTCTAGCCACTGTGAACGCTGTAAATACAAGCATGGCAAGTGGTAAATCCTTATCTCAAGCTATGACAGATGTTGGTGTAGCTCAAGGAGTTCCAACTACCGCTATAGCAGCCATTGCAGCTAACGTTAATACACAAGACCCGATAGGACAATTAGCTGCAAACTTAGGTGTAGCTCCAGACCCTCAAGTGGCAGTTAATGCACAAGCAAACGCTATGCCCGTAGACCCCGGAATACAAGCGGCAGTAGCGGCTCAAGCGGCTCAAACATCAGCAGAGTCTGAAAGTGCAGCAGCAACTGAAGGGTACTCAGAAGGTGGGTGGGTTGACTCTTGGGGAAATCCAGTAACTGATTCATCAGGGCGGCAAGTACAAACTACCGAATCTGCGGCGTCTATGGCAGCAGCAGAAGCCAGTGATGCCTCAGGAAATGCAGCGGCGGCAGCGGCTATGGCAGATCAGGGCATTGGTATTGACGCTTTTGGAGGTACTGGTGATGACGGCGGTGGTGGTGGTGGTGGTAAAATCATCTGTACCGCTATGAACGAAGCGTATGGCTTTGGCTCATTCCGCAATGCCATCTGGATTAAATACTCTAACCAGCATCTAACAAAAGAGCATGAAAAAGGCTATCACGCTTTGTTCCTCCCCTTAGTTGACTATGGGTTTAAACAAGGTGATGGCACGATGAATAAAATAGTTCGTAAAGTCTTAGAGTGGGGGACACGTCACCGATCTACGGACTTGAGAGCTGAAATGCGGGGCAAAAAACGAGATACTACGGGTAGGATTATTCGTGCCATCTTCGAGCCTTTGTGTTATTTTGTAGGGAAGTATAAGTGAGTGATTTAAAAATTGAACTACTCCCTTGGCAGAAGACAGTGTGGGCAGATGAGACTAGGTTTCATGTTGTCGCTGCTGGTCGCCGTACAGGAAAAAGTAGGTTGGCGGCGTACCGTCTAATTGTTGAAGCGCTACAAAGCGAGAGAGGTCATGTATTTTATGTTGCTCCTACGCAGGGTCAAGCTCGTGACATCATGTGGCAAGTCTTACTTGAAGTTGGGCATCCTGTTATTACAGGGAGTCATATTAACAACTTGCAGATTAAGCTTGTCAATGGTGCAACTATTAGTCTCAAAGGTGCTGATCGGCCTGAAACGATGCGGGGTGTTTCGCTAAAGTTTCTGGTACTTGACGAATACGCTGACATGAAGCCAGCGGTGTGGGAGCAAATCTTACGCCCTGCCTTAGCTGACTTGAAGGGTAAAGCGATGTTCATTGGTACGCCGATGGGTCGCAACCACTTTTACGATTTATATCAATACGGCTTAAAAGGAACCGATGAAACTTTCAAGTCTTTTCACTTCACTTCGTTTGACAACCCGTTACTTGATCCTAATGAGATTGAGGCAGCTAAGAAGAGCATGTCCTCATTTGCATTCCGGCAGGAGTTCTTGGCATCTTTCGAGGCCGCAGGTGGGGAGTTATTCAAAGAAGAGTGGGTGAAGTTCGACGAAGAGGAGCCTACAGAAGGTGATTACTACATTGCGGTTGACTTGGCTGGCTTTGAAGCCGAAGGTTCTGTTGGTGTTAAAAACTCTCGGCTTGACTCTACTGCTCTGGCTGTGGTAAAGGCCAACGAAAATGGTTGGTGGGTAGCAGAGATTATCTATGGCAGGTGGGATGTACGTGAAACTGCCAAGAAGATATTCGATGCTGTTAAAAAGTACGAGCCTATAGCTGTCGGTATTGAGAAGGGTATCGCTAAACAGGCGGTTATGCCCTACATGACCGACATAATGAAGAGAACCCAGACATTCTTTAGGGTTGATGAGCTAACACACGGGAATAAGAAGAAGACAGACCGTGTTGTGTGGGCTTTACAAGGTCGATTTGAGAATGGTTACATCAAACTCAACAAGGGTGCTTGGAACAACGAGTTCCTAGACCAATTATTTCAGTTTCCAAACAAGCTAGTACACGATGACTTGCCTGACGCACTGTCTTACATTGAGCAACTTGCAAAAGTAGCCTATGTTTTAGACTTTGAAGAGGAAGAGTATGAGTACCTAGACACAATTTCAGGATATTAACATGGAAGATAACGAAAAGTATAGCGACCAAAAGGTTGAAAGTTGGGTTATTGATAAAGTAGACCAATGGCGCGACCACTACAACGCTAACTACGAGCAGAAGTTTGACGAGTACTACCGTCTATGGCGTGGTATTTGGTCTGTAGAGGACAAGACCCGTGACTCAGAACGCTCACGACTCATCTCTCCAGCCCTTCAGCAAGCCGTTGAGTCATCTGTCGCTGAGGTGGAGGAGGCTACCTTTGGTCGGGGTAAGTGGTTTGACATCCGTGATGACCGTCAAGACCAAGACCCTACGGATGTTGCCTTCTTACGTGAGCAATTGTCAGAAGACTTTCAATTCACCAAGACCCGCAAGGCTGTCGCTGAGTGTATCCTAAACTCTGCTGTCTTTGGCACTGGTATTGGCGAACTTGTCCTAGAAGAAGTCAAGGAGATGAAGCCAGCTACTCAGCCAGT